TTGTTTACCACTCTGAAAATGACGATCCCTACGCTGTTCCAACTAAATGTTTAATTTATAATGATATTTTATATTTTAAAACGGTAGATTACCATCCCGCTGGAAACTTAACAGCTGGATCATATTATTTATATTACAATACTCCAAATATTAGATATATAAGTGAAGTATTAAACGGTCCTCAATATGATGAATTCCCTGGTGTAGATTTTCAAGTTGTAGATATTACTGAAGCTGACTATGTTGGACAGATTTCTGATATTGAAAATCTTACATATGAAGTAAATTTACAGTCTACAGGTAGCTATAATTTTTCTTTTGCTAACAGTAGTTTGAATTGGGATAGCGGCAAAACTGCGTATCCTGGTTCTAAAGTTTACTTATCTTTTACAGGTCCTTATTTTATTTTAAAAGGTCAAAAAGGACCTGGGTTCAGTAAAATTAAAGTTTCTTTAACAGCTTTAGGCGATGCCGCAACTCCTCAAGCTGAAATAATTTTTGAAGATCTAATTATTGACTGTTATAGTCAAACTTTTGAAGAAGATTCAATTATTTATCAAAATAACAATTTACTATTTAAAGATTATGTATTAGAGATCACTGTTCAATCTGATAAGAATGTTTTATCGAGTGGAAATATGTTCAAGGTTAATTCTTATCGGTTTAATTACAATGCTGTGATGAGTCTCTCTAGTGAGGAAATTAGTGATTTAGCAGTTTTGACTTCTGGTTCTTTAACTAAAGCAACTTCATTAAGTGTATTAATGGGCACTGGTGGCGGTACAACAAATATTTTTTATCCATATTCTGATATAGATGGTGGAACTTTTTAGGAGATTTTATGGCAATTATTAAAAGGAAAATAGAAAATCTTAAACCAGGTAAAGAATATTTGGTTACTGTTCGTGGCAAAAATGCAGATATTAATACATCTGCAGAGTTAGCAGAAACTATTCGTTTTACTGTTCCTCAAGATGATACACAACCCAGTGCTATTACTAATTTGGCTTTATATCAAAGTCTGCAAAATGTGATGTTTGTTTTTGATTTTGTCAACGATGCAGATATTGCTAGGTATGAATATGAACTGTATAACGGTAATACAACTTCTTCTAGTCTAATTTCTACAGGTTTCAACGATGCTAATGTGTTTACAGTTTCTGTTGAAAATCTTTATGCAAATTCTGGTTTAGGAACTGGTTTGATACCTTTTTGGGGCCGAGTTAGGGCTGTAGACACAAGTGGTAATAATGGTACATGGACTTCTTTAACTCCAACATCTGGAGATGTACCACTTATAGATAGTCAATATATTGGTTCTTTAACAGCTTCTAAAATTACTGCAGGAGATATTGGTGCACAAACTATTAGATTAAGTGGTGCTAACTCTATTTTAAGATCTTCTGTTGAATATTCGGGTCTTCCAGCATGGATTATTAGAGGCGATGGCTCGGCGGAGTTTAGAAATGTGACTGTTGGAGGTAGTTCAAATATTGCTGGGATCTCTATCGGTAATGGAAAAATTTATATTGGTGCTGGCAATTTTGGAAATAGTGATACAAGTTTTTATGTTGATTCTGCTGGTCAGTTTTCTTTGAAGAATAACCTCACATGGGATGGGACCAACTTATTAATTACTGGTGCCATAACGGCTACTAGTGGAACTTTCACTGGTGCAGTTAACGCTACTAGTGGCAACTTCACCGGTTCTGTATCAATTAGTAGCGGTGGAGATATACGCAGCGGGCAAACAGCTTATGATAGTGGAACTGGATTCTTTTTAGGCTCACCGAGCGGTAATCCTCGATTTTCAATAGGAAACTCTGCCGGTAATAAAATGACATGGGATGGAACTACTTTAAATATTGTTGGGACTATTACTGGAACTCTTACTGGTTCTATTGATTCAAGTGGGGCAACAATAACTGGTGGCATTCTGCGAACGGCAACTACTGGTAATAGAATTGAAATTAGTGGTTCTAATATTGACGTCTATGGTCAAACTTCTAAAATAAATTATAAAGACGATACATCTAGCTATATCCAATACTCAGGTGCCAGAGGCGTAACTATTAATGGAGCATATGGGTCACTTAAGGTAGGGCATCAGACTGGTGTTGGATTTGAAGGAATCTATGCAACAGCAACTGAGTTAGTTAATATTCAAGTTGGTTCATCCCCATCTTATAAGTATATGGAATTTGATAAAAGCAACCCATGGGGATTCACTGGCATCCTAGATGTATACGAATCAGTAGATCGAGGAATTGCGTTAGTTGCTAATCGGGGGGACGGGTTTTCTACACTGCATCATCACGACTATCTGGACAGCACTACTGCGTATCTATTAGCCAGTGCTGGAGCTTCTCACACCTTTATATCTTCTCCAAGCGGATATGGATTGAGACTTAATCCCTCAGAGCAGGGTGGACAATCTGTAGAGATAAATGCAGTTGGCGATGTGTTTAGAGTCGTAGTCGGAAATGCTACAGGTTTTCGAGTCGATACAGGTCCAAATACTTATTCTAATATAACGGCTACTTCAACCGGCTCTAGTGTTAGATATACTGTAATTTCTGGTAACGAAGTTAGATTTGAGCGAGTGACTTCTCTTCGCAGGTTGAAATCAGATATTAAAGATTTTACTAATGGGCTAGATTTGGTAAGAAAAATGCAGCCTAGGTTTTTTAAGTGGAATAGAATGGATCAAGATAATGATTATTCTGCAGCACTCAGAGAATGCCATGTTGATATAGGATTTATAGCTGAGGAGATGGAAGAGATAGATCCTAGATTTGCGACATATAAAGGAAACGTATTTGACGCAGCGAAAGACAGTGATGTGGAAAGCCTAGAACTTGAAGCTTGGTCAGAAACTAGAGTTGTAGTTTCTGCAATAGCAGCAATTAAAGAGTTAGATACTTTATTGCGAGATCTTATAAATAGAATTGAAAATATTGAAACGATTATTAAAAAAAGTAAATAATATTGAAATCAGTTATCCAACTATGATAGAATAATCTCATAAAAAGGAGAGATTAATTTATGGAAAATCAAAATTCAGAAATTAACATTAATTATGTAGTTCAAGCATTTCAGGATAAAGTAAGTCAACTTATTTCTGAGATTGTAGTTAAAGAAGCTATGTTAAGACAGCTTCAAGACGAATTACAGAAATTTATCAAAGATGTAAAGGAATGATAGATATGGAAGAAGAAGTTAAAGAATTTTCTATTGAAGTTAAAGTTTCAGATAAGAATCTTCAATATAGAAGCGATTTTAATGAACCAGAAACAATTTTTTGGCTGGAAGCAGTCAAGCAAATTATTATGAAAGCAGCCTTTGACAAGGCTGACTTGCATCCTATTGAATAAGTTATTGATTTTTTAAGTAGTGGCTACTATTTAGATATGTTATAGAAGCTGTAATTCAGCCTATTATTTTAGGAGCGGTAATGCCACTAGGAAATTTTGTACCTTTTAATCAGGTTAATAAATCTAAAAATAACGTTATAGCTAAAAGTCTAGATCCAGAAGAGTATAACCTTTTGTCTAAGGTAATGAAAGTTACCGCTCTTGCCCTGGGCTTTCAGGGTGCGTCGTACTTTTTTAGTACGAGAGCAGCTTTTGAGCCAGCCCCATATGACTTTGTACGGATTATGCAAGCTGCAGATACAGATGGCTACGTTAAACAAGCTTTTTCCAAATATAAAGAACTCTTTTGGAAAGAGGGTTGGAAAATTATTGGAGAAAATCAAGAAGCGGTTAATTATCTATATGAAAGAATTGCATATATGGAATTAGCTATGAAGCGGCCATTTTTAGATTTTTTAAATGAAGTTTCTGATCAGTTCTTTAAGTTCTCAAATGTTTTTATTGTTAAAGCTCGCGGCGATATCTCTAGGTATTTTTCTAAACAACTTGAACCGGTAAATGCAAGGGAACCAATTGTTGGATATTACCTTGTTCCAACTGAACAAGTAAGAATTTTGAGAGATAAAAATAATAGACCCGAATCCTATCAGCAGGCAACAGATCCTTTAACATATTCCCCTACTAAAAAAGATCCTACATGGTCTGCAGATAAAGTTATTCACTTATACTACGATAAAAAACCTGGTAGAGCTTTTGGCACTCCATTTGTTACAGCAGCCTTGGATGACGTTATCGCCTTAAGGCAAATTGAAGAAGATATTCAAAATCTTGTTCATAGAGAATTATTTCCTATGTACCATTATCAGATAGGTACGCCAGAACAGCCAGCAGAGCCTGATGAAATCATTCAAGCAGTTCAGGATATTGAAAACATGCGGGCAGAAGGTGGTCTAGTTACTCCTCATAGACATAATATTAAGGTAGTTGGTGCTGAAGGTGCATCTTTGGATGCAGGTAACTATTTAGAGCACTTTAAAGAAAGAGTCGCACTAGGATTAGGTTTATTCCCTCATCATCTTGGTATGATGATGAATGGTGGAAATCGATCAGTAACAGATCGACTAGATGTCGCTCTTTATGATAAAATAAAACATTATCAAAAACTATTCTCTGAACTTATTAGGGTTCATATTTTAAATGAACTGTTAATGGAGGGTGGTTTTGATCCAATGATCAACCCTCTTGATGACTCAATGTCAGATCGTTGTTATTTCAAATTTAATGAAATAGATGTAGATACTCAGGTTAAAAAAGAAACACATATTATTCAAAAATTTGCGAATAATGCGATCACTCTGCCTGAATTAAGAATAGAATTAGGTTTAGATCCAGAGTATGATTTTGACGAATTGCTAGCTTCAATTAATGCCAGAATACAGATGGAAATATCTGCGCAGGCACAAATGATTTCTCAGGATAATAAAGTAGTTGATCCTAAAATGGATGGTGATAAGCAGGCTTCCGCTAAAAAAGGTCAAAGAAATTTACCAAATACTAAAAGAGGTGTAGGAAATGCCATTAGACCTGCTAATCAACAGGGTAGGAACGATTCTCCAAATATTAGAAGAATTGATAGCGATTTATTGAATGTAATTGAGTCATTATTGGAAGATCAAAATATAGTTGTTTATACAAAAGATGAAAGTGAAGGTAGTTGATAATGGATAAAATTCTTATTAAGAATGAAAAATTGGCTGAAGTTTTAAATACAGATGACGCGGTGTACGCATTTTCACGAGCAGCAGAAAATGGTCAAGTTAGGTTAGCTATGGATATTTTAGCTGATATTTTGCCGACTATTATTGAAATGAATAGTTCTAATCCTCAAAAAATTAAACAACATATTTCAGAAAGAGTTCAAGATAGCGATACTGCAGATGACTCATCTGTTAAATCATCTAAAAAGGTAACCGCTGTTAAGACTGAGGACTGATCTTTATATGAAGATTTTAATTGGTTGCCCTATTTATAGGCGGCATTGGATTTTAAATAGTTGGATTGCTGCTATAAAATCTCAGTCTTATCGACAGACTGATTTAGGTTTTGTTTTTGAGGTAGCACCAGATGATTTTGATACTTTAAATATTCTAAATACTTGGAAAAAGTATGATAGTGCATCCTTTTATTTTGAAATAAAAGTAAGAGACGATATAAATCATTTTGAACATTTACCAAATGGTAGAAATTGGACGATATCTAAATATGAGAATATGGTAAATCTTAGAAACAGTCTTTTAAGTACTGTACGTAAAATCGAGCCAGATTACTACTTTAGTCTTGATTCAGATATTCTTATCCAGAATCCTAATACAATAGAATTACTGGTCTCCCATTGCAAGGAAGGCGCTGATGCGGTAAGTCCGTTAATGTTTATGACTCCAACTAATGATTTATATCCAAGCGTTATGTCATGGTGTGGAGATGGTACAAATCGGGCTATGCGATTTAGAAGGTATCCTTTGGGTACATATTTCCAATCTGATGTAATCATGGCAGCTAAAATGATGACTAAAGAAGTGTATAGTAATATCAATTACTCTGTTCATGAGCAGGGTGAAGATGTCGGCTGGTCATATAGTTGCAAAGAAAAGGGTTATAGACTTTTTTCTGCCTCATATATTTATGCACCTCATATTATGTCTCAAGAAATGTTTAATGAGTTTTTGGTAAGTGGCGATAATAGGTTAGATAATTATAATATAAATTATACGATATAAATTTGTTCAATGTTATAAATTAAAACTTACTATTAATTATAGATTTAAATGTAAAAACAAGAGGATCGCAATGTCATTTATTTTTCAAGAGAATTTTACACTTTTACTCCCTGATTTTACTGAATCAAAAATTGAATTTTCTGAATCATTCAATTCTAAGCATGGATTAATAATTGAAGTCGCCGCTATTCATGAAGGCTTGACATCAAATTATAATAACTATTCTGCAGAGGAATTAGAAAAAGCTTTGCAGTCTTGGGTAGAACCGTATCCTAAGCCGATTATTTTAAATCACGATTTAAATAATGAGGCCATTGGCCGTGTAATGGCTGCAAAAATGGATAAAGAATCTGATGGTACATCTTTTGTTCGTTTGCAAATTGCTATTACCGATCCAGTCGCTGCGCAAAAAGTTTTAGATAAGAGATATTTAACAGGTTCAGTTGGCGGTGCGGCAGCAAAAGCTATTTGCAGTATCACTGGAGAAGATCTAGCTGAGCAAGATGATTCAGGTAGACCTAAGGCAATTAAATATAAAAAAGGTAAAGTCTATAAAGGCAAGCTTGCATATATCGATATGCAAAATATTTCGTTTAGAGAGTATTCTTTTGTTAATCAGCCCGCCGATCAGCGATCTGGTGTCCGGTCAGCAATTTTACCTACTGATGGGAAAGCTGATATAGCTCATTCTGATAATTGGGTAGCTAAAAGTTCTGCGTTTGTTTTAAGTATGGATACTGAAGACGTAATTTCTATAAGTGAAAACAAATCTTTATTTGAAAATATGAAAAAGAAAGAATCAAAACCCTTATATCTTCACTTAAAAGGTTCATTTTTAACTGCTCTAGCTGTTCATGAAACTCAAAATGATTTTAATAATTTAATAAATTCCAGTGAATCATTACTATGTGATGAAGATTCTGAAAATATAAACTCTGAGGAGAAATCCACTATGGAAAAAGATGAACGGAATGAGGAAGATATTCTCGCTGTTGCCACAGGCCTGAGTGAAGATCTTTCTAATATTGCCGCGACTTCAGTCAATACTGAAGAAGGCGATGAAACTGATGAAGAGGTTGCTGAAAAAGAAGTCGAAAAAGCAGTGGATGAGACTTCTTCGGAAAATGATCTTTCTGATTCAGATTCAATTGTGGAGAATGAGGAAACTAATTCTCCAGTAGTTGAAAATGAAGAAGATACTATTTCTTCAGAGGAATCTGAGGAAACTTCCAAAGAGGAGGCTGTGAAAGAGGATCTCAGTTCAAAAGTAGTAGAACTTGAGAACGTAATCGAACAGCTAAATAAAAAAATAACTTCTCTTGAGGAAAAAAACGAAAAGCTAAAGAAAGCTTTACATATGACTCTTGTAGAGAGAGTTATCGATACTAAAATTAGTTTAGGTCTAGAATCTGTTGAAGATAGAGAAAGACTCATTTCAGAGCATGAAGATCGTACAGCTTCTTCACTTGCAGATTCTTTACGAGATCTGGCCAAACTTCCTGCCATTAAGCAGAAAACAGGTCTTGTTCCAGAAATAAGCAATGAGGCAGTAGCTGATACAACTGAAGAGAATGTTTTTACTTTAACCGAATCAGTTGAAGACGGTATCGAATCTGTAAAAGTGGATCCTGCGGAACAACTTTTCGTTGATGCCCTAATGGGTAGAAGAAAACTTTAATAATTAAGGAGAATCAAAATGAGTTTAGCAAAATTCCGTAAAGTATATAGCAAGAGTGGCTCAGGTCGGTTTGTTGTATCAGAAGGCGTTGCCCCAGCTGCGTATCTTCTTCCTCATCCCGGTCTTCCCACTTGGTACTTCGATAGTGAAGATGATCGTTTCGAGATTGTAATTCCAAAAGGTACAATTCTTTCAGTAGTAGCCGATTCACTTGGTGATGCTCGTATTGTACCAGCAAATGGTACTGGCTCCAGCAGAAGCTGGGGCGATGTGATGAGCGGCTGGAATCCACTAGATGGTGCAACTCCAACTGGCACTTCTGGTTCAGCTGATACTATTAGCGTTGCAGCACGCAGTCTTCCAATCGGCTGTGCACAATATGATCTTTACCGTCCATTTGACAAGGGCACCTCACAGGGTGCTGGGTTCATTACCCATGGCTATGTCGAATACCCAATGGTTAACGGCGTAAATGCGGATGTTACTGTTGGTTCAAAAATTCGTCCAGATGCCATCGGTCGTCCAGTACTTCTGAGCGATGCAGACACTGCCAGCTTCCCCTGGTTGCTGGTCGGTAAAGTAATTGAGGTAGAAAAATTTGCCACCAACTTTGATGATGGCCTACTCAGCTACATGCAGCTACCTTCAGATCCAGGTGCCCTTAAGACGGTATTCGAACTTACTCGTGCTGGTAGTTTCACTGGTAAGCTAGGCATCCGTTCAAACCTAGATGTCAATAACGTAATTGGCGCATTTAGAGTCAACCTTACCCTATAATTTAAACAAATACATATTAGCACAGGAGGAAGAATCCTAAGATGAGTAAGACAATTAAAGAACTCCTTTCAGCTTTACCAGCATGGGAGACCGTTTTAACCGAAGATGGTTATATTGATGGGGAAAACAGAATCACTATCAAAGAAGCTTTTGCGTCACCTGATGCAGCAGCACTGTTCCCTAAAGTCCTTTCAAGGACCCTTAGAGAAGCGGCAGAGCCTCAGCTTCTTATCACTCCACTACTATCAGTAGTGCGTCTTGGTAAAGGGCGTTCGCTAGAATTCCCAGCTGTTAATGCAATTCAGGCAGCTGAGATTCCTGAAGGCCAAGAGTACCCCGAGCAGGCACTTGCTTTCGCGAAGCAGGTTGAAGGCAAGGTCTCAAAGAAAGGTGTTAAACTTGCTTTTACTGAAGAAGTAATTGCTGACTCACTTTGGGATATTGTCGGCATGCATGTTCGTGCTGCTGGTCGCGCTATGGCTCGCCTTAAAGAGCAGATTGCTCTTAGCCGTTTCAAAGACGCTGCCACCATCGTATTCGACAACGATGATGCACTATATGATGACACTACCGGTAGAGATATCAATGGTGCCTTCAACCTAACCACAACTTGGGATGACATCATCGATATGGCCGCAGTACTAATGGCTGAGAACCATATTCCAACTGACTTCATTCTTCACCCTCTAATGTGGAGCGTTTTCCTTAAGGATGCGATCTTCCATGCCGGTGGTGCTGCTTCAGGCGTCGGTACAAGCTGGGGTTATCGTCCAGCCTCACCAGAAGGCGCTCTAAACACCACTGCCCCATTGGGCCTTAGTGTTCTAGTTTCGCCTTTCGTTAACTTCCAGGCTAAGAGCGGTGTAACTGCTGCCAAGAGCGATCTTTTCCTTATTGATCGCAATGAAGTTGGCTCACTATTGGTGAAAGACGATATGAGCACTGATCAGTTTGATGATCCTTCACGCGACATTCGTCAACTGAAGATGAAAGAGCGTTACGACATTGTAATGCTCGGTGACGGCGAAGGTATCACAGTCGCTAAGAACATCAGACTTGCTCGCAACTACGAAGTTCAGGTTACTAACGAAACACCCTGATAGTCCTTAGGGCCAAATAGTTACGGCATCCTAGCAAGAGGGGCGGCAGATTTCTCTGCTGCCCCTCTTGTTTTTGTTTTCTTTTTTGTTACTATTTATATTAGTTTAATAAGTGATGGAGATTTAAATTGGGACTATATCTTATAGATAGCGCTACTGTCACCTCTGATGTGGTTATAATAAAATTTGGTCGCACAGTTAAAGTAGCATCACTAGTTAATAGCAATTTTACTGTTAAAACAACAGCAGCAACTCCAGTTAGTATTCCGTCTCCTTTTAGAAATATAGAAGTCTTAACTGATTTTAATCAAATTAGTCGTACTCTAACTTTACGATGGAATAAGATTCTTCAATCTAATACCGAGTATTCAATTGATGTTCAAAACATTATTGATTCTAGTGGTTTTAGTGTTCCTACTGAATCAATTGTTTTTACATCTCAAATGGAATCAGCTACCCCTTCAGCTATAGCTGACTATTCTGTTGATGTGGTTAATGAAATTTTAGTTTATGATAAATCAATTAGACCAGATTTCCAAACTGGTTATCAAATTTTAGCTAAAAATCCAAATTTTTATATCGTATCTACTGATCCAATGGTTGGAGATTTTTATCTTCCAACGAATTATAATGGTGGTAGAGTAACAATTTTATTTAACCAAAGACCTGCTGCAAACTTTTTAAATACCGATTATTTTAAGTGTCAAAGAAAAAAGATACAAAAAGGTCCTGGACGTTGGGAGAATGTACCGGCAACTATATCAATGCACTTATGGAGACCTGAAGTATATGTTGATTTTGAATCCTTGGCTTCTGCAACCCCTTCATCTTATTATGAAGACAATATTATTTTCATAGAAAGTCAAGATGTGTCTAGTTCAACAAGTGAATATTTCCAATACGCTTATAAATATAGAATTATTGTTTCTGGCGAAGTAGGGGCATAAAGGGGATTGAACTA